TGCTGTCGCTTATGTATTAAATCTTGTATTTGAGCTAGATGGGTGTGCTTGAACCATGGGACGTATAAAGTTGTAAAAAGCAAGGAATCTTTTATCAAGCTGCTGGAGATGACACTGATATGCATTGTGACTAAAAATGGGTTCAGCCTTATCTCGAAGTACTAGATAGAAGAGTGGCAAAAAGTAAAACTGATGAAATTAAAATCGGTCTTGGACAGGTCATAAAATTTGACTAAATTCGTGTTGGTCGTTTTGACTAATTTGACTTTTGTAGCAAAATGATTTTTAGTGACGGAACTGTCTAAGGCCTGAACATGTATCGAAATCCAGTTAAGCTTCTGACAACAAAGCAATTCTACATCAAAACTAATGCTGCTATTTATTCTAATCCTGCAATACATCCGATGTCTCTGTATTTAGGATTAAGAAGCTAGAAGATCAGTCGTCTATTATAGTAGTTAATGCGATGGAGAATAGCTAATTGTTTGTAGAAATCGAAAAAGAAGCAAATGAAGAATCAAAAAGCAAGTTTAATAAGGCATTTCCTTGGAAAAGATAAAGCTTAATAGTAAACAATTCTTGAATTTACCAACAAATAGCTTTAATACATCTAATAGAAAACAATGTTTGCCTATATTTAAACTGAAACTGGATATTAATTTTAAAATTAAATTAACGATTATTTAGGAATATCTTTACGTGACTTATATGATCTTTCTGTATCAGCAAATCTGAATTTATGTGATGTCAAAGGAAAGGTCGATCGACTTGTAGAACATAAAGTCTAAGTCTCACGGAAAAAGAATCCTAAATACAGCAAAAATCTTGAAAAATCCTCTGGGAACAAGAAGCAAAAGGCTCGACGTCAACTCATTCGCGGTCTAAGTTAAGCTAAAAAGATAGTTACATAGCGCAATGAGAGAGCCAAATCAATCAATTAAAAATCAGAACGATCTGATCAGCTAACAATGATGTGTCGCGATTTGTAGATCCTCACCTAGCTGATCATTCAATTCCATCATCTCGATTCTTCTTTCAATTCAAAGCTTGAAGATGATGGAATACCACTGCTCCAGACTGACGTCTCTGGAGTCTGCGCCAATCACTGAGACATCCCTCCCTCCACTCAATGTGAGTGGCCAGGTCACCAGACATTTATCTAGCATGGCTGATAAGTGTTTGGAAGCAGAGAAACTCCCCCAAAATCCTAGTAATAAGTAAGAGTCAAAAGGACTCCCACAGGGGCATCACGCAGTTGGCGCAGCGTGA